CTCAGAAGACGAAGACTAACTAGGTTCACCTCGTGCCGGGCGAATCGCTACCGCAGGCCGTGGGGAAACGCGCCGTGTCAGGGCGCAAACAGATAACCGATCTGAGGAGGTCGCTATCTCCCGTGCAGGGTCAAGCACACGCCCTATCGCTGAGAAGCGCTGGCACCCCTAAACCTTTGATTATTTGGAGGACGCAATGCTGACCATACTGGGCGTAATACTCCTGACCCTCGTAGTAGCAGGATGGGTATTCACCATCCGCGCCCCGCTCAACACAGCGCTCACCATCGTGGTATCCACCGCCCTCGTCATCACCCTACTGTTCGGCGTTGCGCTACTCACCGGATGGCGACCAGCGTTCTAGAACATGCCACGCGCTAGGAAGATATGCGCTAAGCCAGGGTGCCCTGCTGTTGCTGTTGGTAGCTACTGCACCGCGCACACCGCTGAGGCTGAGAAGGCCAGAGGTAACAGCACGCAGCGCGGGTACGGTGCGGCACACCAACGCACACGCAAGCAATGGCTACCCATCGTGGCAAGGGGTAACCACCCATGCGCTAGGTGCGGGCTGCTCATCGAAGCCGGCGAGCCTTGGGACCTAGGCCACGACGATAACGACCGAACCAAATACAACGGACCTGAACACGCAAACAAATGCAACAGATCCGCAGCAGGGCGCAAAGCCCACCAATAACTGAACACAAAAGAATCACGGACTAATTACCCGTGACAGAAGACCCCGATATCCCTGAGTGTCGGGGTCTTCGCATTCCTCAGGAGAACCCATTGAATCTTTGCACACTCGACGGATGCCAGAAGAAAGCACGAAGCAAAGGCTCCAAGCTGTGCGCCATGCATTACCACAGGCAGTACAGGCACGGCGATGCCAGCAAGGTAGCAACACGCGAGGCTAGCGTAAGCAATGGACGCAGATACCGCACCATGACTTCACACGGGCACCCGCTGGCTAAAGCACACGGCAAGGTATACGTACACCGAGCCGTGCTATACGACACCATCGGACCAGGCTCACACTCTTGCCACTGGTGCGGCACAAGCATCGAGTGGTTCAAAGAGAAGAGCGACCCCGCGCTTATCCATGTCGACCACCTAAACAACATAGGCGACGACAACCGGCCAGAGAACCTTGTGCCATCATGCAGGACATGCAACGGATTGCGCGGACTACAACGACGAGCGGAAGCGCTGAGGCGTGCCGGATGGTGGTCTGTCAACGACACCATCGCAGCACTCCGCGACCCCAGCATGCGCCGCCGCCCACTCGTCCAAGAGCAGGCCGCATAGCACCCCACGGGGGGCCACCAAGGGGGCAGGGGGCCAGAACCGCCGGTGAGGGGTTTCGGTGGTGCGGAGGGTTCAAACATTCCTGGGGCGGTGCGATGCCGGCCCTTTTTAGTGCGGTGCGATGCCGTTGGAGGTTGTAATGGGTTCTGGTGGTTCTAGGAACAGGTCTGGGCCTGCTGTGGATCCGCGGTCTGGTCGTTCTGATGCTCGTGGTTTGAGGTTTGTGTCGTTGCCGCGTGAGGGTTTCCGTGGTGATGTGCCGGTTTTTCCTTTGCCTGGTGCTAGTGAGCGTGAGGTTGAGGTTTGGGGGTCTGCGTGGCGTACTCCGCAGGCTGCTGTGTGGGCTGTTGAGCCGTGGCGGTGGCGGACTGTGGCGTTGTGGGTTCGGGTTTCGGTTCGTGTTGAGGATCCGGATGCTCCTGCTGCTTTGTTGGGTCATGTTCATAGGTTTGCGGATCAGATTGGTTTGACTCCTGCCGGGATGAAAGAGAACGGTTGGGCGCTTGCTGCTGACGAAGTGAAGGAGAAGCGGGATTTGAAGCCTGCTGCTACGTCTCAGGCTGCGCCTAAGCGCCGTCTGAGGGCTGTCGGTGGAGAGTAACGGGTTTCTGGTTGATTTCCCGACGCTTGGGGATGTTATTGATGCGTGGGTTGAGCATCATTGTCGTGTTCCTGATGGTTTTAGTCGGGGTGCGGCGTTCAAGCAGTCGGATTGGCAGTTTTGGTGTACGGCGAATCATTACCGGGTGCGCCCGGAAGCTAGATGGATCCCCGAACAGCCTTTGTTGAATCAGGCGTTTACTTACAGGCGTTCGCAGATCGTGGCTCCGCAGAAGACGGGTAAGGGTCCGTGGTCTGCTGGGATTACGTGTGTGGAGGCTGTTGGGCCGGCGATTTTTGGTGGCTGGGCTTCTGCTGGTGATGGTTATGCGTGCTCGGATCATGGTTGCGGTTGTGGTTGGGAGTATGAGTATCTGCCGGGTGAGCCGATGGGTGTCCGGCATCCGTCGCCGCTGATTCAGCTAACGGCTACGTCTGAGGATCAGGTGGATAACATTCTTCGCCCGTTGAAGGCGATGATCCGTCTGGGTCCGTTGTCGGATTTGTTGCTTATCCGTGAGGATTTCATTCGTATTGTGGGTGATTCTGGGGATGAGGACATGGACCGTATTGATGCGGTTACGTCGAATGCGCAGTCGAAGCTTGGAAACCCGATCAGTTTCGCGTTCCAGGATGAATCTGGGTTGTACACGAAGACGAACAAGATGGTGAAGGTCGCGGAGACGCAGCGTCGTGGTGCTGCTGGTATGGGTGGCCGCACGATTGAGACTTCCAATGCTTGGGATCCTGCGGAGAACAGCACGGCGCAGCGCACTTTTGAGTCTCAGTCGAGGGATGTTTTCAAGTTTTTCCGTCAGCCGCCTGCTGAGTTGTCGTATGGCAATAAGCGGGACAGGGCACGGATTCACCGTTACGTGTATGAGGGTTCGCCTTGGGTTGATTTGAACTCTATTGAGGCTGAGGCTGCGGAGTTGATGGAGACGGATCGGGCTCAGGCTGAGCGGTTTTTTGGGAATCGTTTAGTGTCTGGTTCTGGTGCTTGGTTGAAGGATGGGTTGTGGGATGCCGCGTTTGCAGGAGTGGCTACCGAACCCGCCTGACGGCACTCAGGTTTGCCTTGGTTTTGACGGATCTCTGAATAATGACTGGACCGCAATTCAGGCGGAAACCATTGACGGGTTTACGTTTACGCCCCGGTATGGGCCGGATGCTAGGCCGACGATTTGGAACCCGCAGGAGTGGAACGGTGAGATTCCGCGTGGCGAGGTTCATGCCGCTGTGGATGAACTGTTTTCTAGGTTCAAGGTTCGCCGGTTTTATTGTGACCCGGAGGACTGGTATTCGGAGATTGGTGATTGGGCTCTCCAGTACGGGGAGGAACACGTTTTTGAGTGGCCGACGAACCGTGTGAAGGCCATGTATGCGGAGATAAAGCGGTTCGAGGTTGATTTGTCTACGAAGCGGATCACGCATGACGGTTGCCCGATCACCGCTATTCATATGGCGAACGCCCGTAAGGCCGCTAAGCCGAATCAGCAGTATGTGCTTATCAAGCCTGCTGACCATCAAAAGATTGACGCTGTGATGGCGCGGATTCTCGCGCATACGGCTGCTGCTGACTCGCGTGAGGCGGGCTGGGGCGAAGAAACCGATTCCCGGATGTTTGTTTTCAGATAGTTAGGGGCCGTTGTGGCGTTGAATGCTGAACAGTTGGCCCTTGTTAACAAGCTGAACGAGCAGTTGAACGCTTCTAGCAGTGATGATGAGCGTCTTGGGAAGTATTACGAGGGTTCGCAACTGCTGACGCACATTGGGTTGGCGGTGCCGCCCGAGTTGCGGAAGTTTGAGACGGTTATCAACTGGTCGCGGGTGGCTGTTGATTCGGTTGAGCAGCGTCTTCGGGTGAAGGATTTCATTCTTCCTGGTGAGAATACTTCGTCTGGTGTTTTGCGTGAGCATTGGGACGCGAACAACCTTGATTCTGAGTCGCCGTTGCTGCATAAGGACACGCTGATTTATGGGCGTGGGTTTGTGTGTGTTGGGTCGAACCCGGAGGACGCGGAGCATCCGTTGATTACGGTTGAGTCGCCTCGCGAGTTGACCGCTACGGTGGATCCTCGCACCCGTAGGATCGTTTCTGCGCTGCGTGCGTATGGTGGGACGACGGACGACCCGACAGTTAAGTACGCGACCCTCTACGAGCCGAACAGCACGGTTTGGTTGGAGAACCTGCGGGGTTCCTGGGTTGAGGTTGACCGGGATAACCACAATCTCGGGCGTGTGCCGATTGTGATGTTCCTGAACCGTCGCCGGACTGGTGACTGGTTGGGTGTGTCGGAGATGAAGGACGTTATTCCGCTGGTTGATTCGGCGGCGCGGGCGATCACGAACCTCCAGATCGCTTTGGAAACTCACTCTGTTCCTCAGAAGTGGGTTCTTGGCATGTCCAAGGGTGACTTTGTTGACGATGAGGGGAACCCCCTTCCGCAATGGCTCGCCTACTATGGCGCGATTTGGGCTAACCAGAACACAGACGCGACGGTTGGGCAGTTCAGTGCCTCGGATTTGAAGAACTTCCACGACACGATCAACCATTACGCGCAGATGGTCGCGTCGGTTACGGGTCTTCCTACCCGGTATTTGGGTCAGACGTCGGTGAACCCTGCCGCTGAGGGTGCTATCCGGGCGGATGAGTCGCGGTTGGTGTTGAACGCTGAGGGTAAGGCCGCTAACTGGGGTGATGGTTGGGCTTGGGTGCAGGGCATCGCTGAGCGGTTCCGCACCGGTGCTTGGCCGAAGGCGAATCAGATCAAGACTGAATGGTTTGACGCCGGCACCCCAACGTTCGCGCAGAAGGCTGACGCGCTGACGAAGCTGTACGCGAACGGTACGGGTGTTATTGCTCGGGAGTCTGTCCAGGATGAGCTTGGTTGGTCGCAGGCGAAGAAGGACCGTGACCGGGAGTATCGGGCGTTTGAGATTCAGGATCCGTATCTTGCCCGTCTTGATGCTAAGGAACCCGTGAATGTTGCAGACGTTACCGGAGGCGGCGCTTAGTTATTCGGGTTTGCAGCGTGCTGAGATTGGCGCTGCGTTGGCTGCGGTTCAGCGGCTGTGGCGGCGGATGGGTTCGGATTTCGACGGGTCTTATGCGCGCCTCGAGCCTGATCTGTTGGCGGTGTTGTTCACGGCTCAGGAACGGGTCGCTGATGGTGCGTTGGC